AATGATAATACATTATTTTTTACAAGATTAACATAAGTTTCAACTGCAATAGGTGCTATATCTCTGTAGGATGCGCCATTATATATTTGACACCCGGGTGTTATAGGGTTTCCTGCAACTAATGCCGAATAGGAAATTCCAAATTGTATCATCATCCCTAAGCCTTGAACTGAACTTTCAGTTAATATTGCTGCTCGAGATGCTGGGTCAAAATAAACAAGATTTAAAGCAGGTAAAAAGAATATATCATTGGCTAAACCAAAATTAAATCGAAGTAAGTCCCCGATGGTCAGTGTTGACCATTCAAATGTGCTTGTTGAATAAGTGTAGCTAGAAGGAGTAAATGGAAAAGCAGCTTGATTTGTTACATTAATGCTTGTAAAATAAGAACCAGTTCCAGAATATAAGTTCGGATCGATTGAATTTAAAGTTGTGTTTGAGGTGATTAAACCTTCTTCCATCATTTTTGTCAACACAAGTAATGTTAAAAATTTACCCAAAGATCCCCAAGAATACAAAGTTTGAGTTGTAAATGATTGACCGTCCGAATTTGCCAATCCAGTAGCTTGAAAATTTGGTGAAGCAATGTTTTCTCCTTGCCCATAAAAAAATCCACCTTTATGACTTTCGGATGCTGTTTCAAGTAATGATTGTATTTCAGATGAATTTAATATACTATTTGAACAAGTTGGATTTGTAGTTTGTAGCAATTCTTTTAGAATAGATTCAATAGCAGTTAATCGTTCATAGAGAGGGTTTGAAAACTCTTCAAAAATATTGCAATTCATATTTCTATAAATCTAATTTTTTTTTTATTAATTTCACCAGATTATTTAAAATAAATGTATTTAATTTTATTAAATGAGCGAAAGACCTCCTCTTAAAAAGAGTTTATCTGAAAGAAATTTGATGATTCGAGAATGCTTTAAAAAAGAAAATGAGGACAAAGCACACTGTAAAGAAATATTTGAAACGATGAAGGAGCAAAAAAAAAGATTGGACAATATTTTTGACTATTCTTGGAGATTATGGATTTGATTTTGAGAATAAATTGTTGTCTAGTTTTAGATATGACTCTTTGTTTATCGTATACAATTACAGATACGGTTGGAAAGGCTGATTTTACCTTGTTACCAACTTCTGAAAACACGAATGCAGTTTCCCAATCTTTTATTCCATTATCTTCGAATTTTTATCAAGAACCCTTTAAAGGTTACATTATTTGGACAACAACAGTTTTGTCGAGCAGTTTAAAATATGATCAAGGTACAATTACTGTAACCGATGGTGAAGGCAATAATATTGGCACCATTACTTTTACAAATTTGTATCAAGACAGTGCTATCGATCCAACTGACCCCGCAAAAACAGAAAAAAAATCTTTGAGCTATCCAATTCAAACAGCAACCGGTATTTTTTCTAGCTATATTGGAGGTAGTGTTGTCGTAGATTATGCTGCTCCCAAGAGACAAATATGGCTTTTCAAGAATTAGTTTCCGACTTTTGATTAAAATCATTATTGAATAACTGATTTGATTCAATTGATTCTATTGTATCATTCCACACTTTTTCAAGTTTTGGCAATTCTTTTTGAACATTGTCCACAAATAATTCAAAATTGGTCCAAAACTTTTTAACTTTAGGTTTCAAGGAATGAAAAATGTGAAAAATATCAAATTGATAGGATTCCGACTTGTTCAAAATCATGATAAAAATAATAAATAAAACAAACAAGAATGAAAAAGACTTTTGCATTTTTATAAATAGGAATTTATAAAAATTTAGAAAAATCATATCAAGGCTTTAAATTAATACAAAAAGTTGCTAAATATATCACTTGGTAAAATATTTTCCTTGAAAAAAGTTGTACCATCCTGGAGTGCAAATTGAATATTGACTGGATAACGAATCAATTTATTAAAAACCCAAAAGTTATCAAAAGTTTTTTGACAATCATCTCCATTAACAATCAACGATTTGACAGGAACAGCAGTATTGATAATTTGAATTTTAAAATAAAATGGATTATCACTAACTGTGCGATACTGAATTTGATTATCGTGCTGACAAGGCACAATTTGGTATTCCATATCCCAAATACCATTTCCATCCATCAAAAGATCATAATGATGTGGTTCACATTCTGAACATAAATTAGTTACAATTGCATTGTAAAAATTGGTAAAAGGGGTTGTACCAATTCCTGATCCTTTGCCTGTAATTGTTAAACATGTACCGCATGCTAAACTATTATCCCAATGTTCTCCACTAATTGCCACTTTGAGAAAATTATTGTATAAATTTTCATCATATTGACAAGCATTGTTCAAGTTGGAGTAAAATGTTATAATCCCATTTTCAGCATGGCATTGTAACAATATATTCAAAAATAATATAATAAAGACTTTCATTTTTTTGCATTTGTCTGATGATAAAATAAATCAATCAGTTTTTATATTGACCCAAAAATTGCTTTTTTGTTTCTTGGAATTATAATTTTACAAGTGCGATAATATTTAAAGAGGGATTTACAACTTCTGTATCTTTATATATTTTACCATTACATATCAATTTAATTCTACTTGGATCAATTCCGTGTATACCTCCATATTTTACTTTGATTTGTCCATAAGTATCTGTTGATTCAAAAGGAACCGGGGTTGCTTGGTTACGAATATTTTTAATATTTATCAAGGTTGCAGTTTGTTGTTGTTGGGATCCACGACGCGGTTTATTCGGTAATAAACTAGTATTTTGTCCAAAACTTAGGCGGTCTATTTCTTGATCAACAACAACTTCCAAAAAATACTTTCTGGCTTGATGTCGTTTTAAAGTTCCAACTTTTTGTTGCTGTTGTAAAACAAGTTTCTCAACTTTTTGATCCAAATTTTTCATTATTTGGGAAATTTGTTCAGGAGAATATTCCAGCAATAATATTTGCTTAAAACTATCTTTAATTATGCTTTGTGCCAATCTAGCTTGTTGTTTCATTCTATTTTCTTGTGGGATTGTATAATAATGTTTTTGATCTTGTGCACTCATAGGATGTGCCTTCCCACTCATGTCACGAGTTTGTACCGGTTTATCTTGAGGTAAGCTTGTATCAAAAGTTACTTTTTTTGACATTTTTATTATACAAAAAAAACTTTTAATTTAAAAAGTATCCATAGGTCCTCGTAAATATTTATTCTTCCACACTCCTTTCTCACACGATCCCCAAAGTTTGGTAAAATAATCCATAAACTCATTCTTGTCTGGACAAGCATTATTTGGACAAGATTCTTTTTGCCAATCGCGAAAGGTTGAATACATTTCAATATGGCTACAAAATTTACCTTCCCGTTCTTCGACATATTCATCCATGAATTGTTTAAAAACATCATTCTTCTTTTTGTAGTTATTGGTCGCCAGTGTAACTTTCAAAGGCTCCTTCTTCGTCTTTGGTTTTGTCTTGAGGCGATTGAGCAAAAACCAAGCTAGTGGCTCCAACATTCGAGGAATTTTATCCTTGAATTGCTCATCCTTGGGAAATCGCTTTTGAAGCAATTGTTCCTCAAAAGTTTCAGGTGCATCATTCGTAAATGTCGATTCAAACGGAATAAGTTTGATACGATTCCAAAACGCCTTGTCACTATAAGTCGCCTGAGGAGGATCATTACAAATGAGCACAATCTTGAATTGTGGTGTTATTTCTTGACCTTCTTTATACAAACCACGAGCATAAAAAGTATCATTACCCGATAATTCCTTCAATATACCAATATTCAATACATCCTTTTTATCAGGTTCCTGTAATGTTGCAAAGCGGACACCACTACCCGCACGAACCAACTCTGGACAAGCTGCACTTGATTGAGTTCGCTTACCCGTAATTAGAGAAGTTGGAAGCTTGACGCTGTATGGTCCAAACATTTGCTCAAAAATACTTTGAGTAATGGATTTTCCATTGTCTCCTTCACCCGTCCAAAATTGAATAACCTTGTTGAAATTTCCACCAATAAAAATTTCCGCTACAGAGTCTAAAAAGTATTCACGCAACTCGGCATCGGGGAAAATCTTTTCAAAAAAGCTGTGCAGCTCTGTAATCTCTTTGGAATTGTGTACATACTTTTCTACATATGCAATAGTCATTTTAAGACTTATATAATCATTGGGACGACCATCACGGAATACATGGTTTTGCAAGTCATAAATCCCATTTGAAAAAGCAATCAAATAAGGATTTGTATCCAACTTGTTGAGAAATTTGGGACTGTAAAAAACTTCCATCGCCTCCTTCATTATATGTGTTTTGAAAGGCGCCGACTTCAAATTGCTTACAAGCCGCTGTACACTTTTCAATCTCTTGCCAAGTGTTGCCGCTTCCTCGTCTTCTGCAGCTCTGTATTTTGTCACCAAATCTTTCCAGATCGCTTCGTATTGGTCAACAAGCTCTGTTGAAATTTTACTTCGGAGTGAAAATCCGTCGTCAATCTTTTCCCAAATATGATCATTAAATTCAAACCAAGTCTTGTAACTGAGCGAAGCACAAACAAACTCTGATTCATATTTTTGAAAAAGAACATTTGCCAAATCATTATGCGTTCCATCAAGCTTTAAACACTTGTCCAAAAGTGGTGCCGTGTGGTCTGCGATGGCTTTCTTGTACATTTCCAAATTATCTTCTTTGGCAATGTATTTTAGTGAGCCAATGGTCAAATCTTTCTTGTGCATTTTGTTCCATTCATACTCACAAACAGTTTGCTCAAACTTTTCAGATCGTTTAGAAAATTCGATCCATTTGTCAAAACCTTCTTGACCTCCGTGAAAAATATTAAACAAAATCCAACCAATTCGCATCCATTCATTATGGTCATCCGCACGATCGTCGGACAAGCAGGCCAGCAATTGCTCAACAAGTTTAGCAGTATCTTCGATATTCTCTGGATACACGATTTTCTTCATTTTTGTAATGTTTTTAGCAGCTGCAGAGGAAGAAATTGGAGGCAAATCACTCTTAATATCATAAACATAATCATTTCGATGAGTAAGCATAATGCTAAAAATTTGTGGTAAATACTGATCGATTTGGATAACATCAATCGGAATCTTTTCTTCCTTGACATCAAATAGCAGATAATTTTCCAATGAATTGTGCCAATCTTCCAACATTTGACACTTGTTATTAAATGCACAAGTGACTAGATAAGGTTCATTACCTTCTTTTTGACTTCCATAAAGAAGCCACGCATTTTTGACATAGGCTCTGTCAATACATTTTTCAGCAGATGGAACCTGAGGAAGTTCAGTGGCTTTCAACTTTTTCAATTCCAAATAGATGCGAGGAATCAAATCATTTTCATGAACTGCCTTGTTCAAAAATATATAGGGAAAATGTAAATGGAAACCGTTTTTTAGAAAAGTTTTGTCCTTATTTTGACAAAGATAGGCTTTCTTCTCTAGTAAAAAACAGAGAAGGTGTTCTTCCTCGAGATCTTGAATAATTTCTCGAAGCACTTTTTGATAGATACTTACAATCATTTGAACATTGTCAATGCTGTAAAGAACGCGTTTTTCTAAAAATTGATTATTTCCAGGAATTTCTTTTTTCAAGTCGACGTCTACGACAACTGGCAAAATTGGGGAAGTCGGCATTTCACCAATCCCTTTTGGTTGGTCAAATTGATTATATAACTTCCAAAATGACTTTAGATCTTCATCTTTTAGTAGAAATTTTCCTTTCGGATTAATCATGGATATATGGGAAGGTTTATTATCTGTTCGATTTGCATGTAAAAACGAATGAAGATGGCTCATTTTTATTTCCATTTCATTATTTTTTTTTTCAAATCATTTTTTATTTATCTTAAATTGTTTTTTATACCTTCAAATTAACATACAGATATTATGCCTTCCAAAGTGAACAAATCCAATATAAAAACTGAAGAAGAAAAAGATTTTTTGGATCCTCAAGTAACAAAAACATCCATGGATCTGGTTAAAAAACATCATTTGGACGGCAATACGGAACCTGAATTTTATAGGAGGTTTTTCTCCTACCTTTTCAAGACTCAAGTTATTGGAAACAAAGCCGAGGATTTTTATAATGCAATTCTTAAAGCAGAGGAGCCGATTCAAAATGATATCAAATTTTATCCCAGCATTTTGTTCAGATTCATTCTGGATGATTTTTTAATGATTAAAATACCAGTTTCAATATATGTAAAGTCTTTCAAGACTTGCCAATTTGAGCCAACTGCAGAGAAAAGCGTATTTTCTTTTTGCAACTTTTACAAATATCAACCCTTGGATTCCATTTACTTGGACAAGAAGCTTTCGCGCGAAGAAAAAGCACATCAGTTGGGTAAAATTTTTTCCTTCTTGGCCAATGAACGTCAACTTTGTAATGCAAAATATCTCACATTGGAATCCTATGAAGAAATTCGAGAGCGATTGGACAAGTCTGCTGTTAGCTTTGAAGACCTTGTCAAGCAATATGACAACAAAAGGCGACTTTTATATATGGAGTCGTTGGATAGTGAGCCAAAGTTGCTGGATTACAAACGAATGATTAGAACTTTTACAAAAGGATTTACGGCCCGCAAAAGGGACCATTACTATATTTCGATTATGCGTCCCTGGTGTAATTTCGAGTCTCTATTAATTCAGCAACAGGATTCTACTATCAATCGTATGTACTATGGAAAGGAAATTAAAAAGGGGTACTATGAACCATCTCTACTTTTTTATCAAGATTATATAGAAAAGGGTGGACGGCAAGAGGGAGAAGTATTTTACAACGCATCGGGTCATCGATTCAAAATTATATATAGTGTTTCGAATGGAAAGTGGAAGCTTCAAAACGAAAAGCTTTTTGCAGCGGAGAAGGCGTGGAAGCAAAAACCCAAACCCATTGATATTGATTCTCTGAGACATTTAAAAATCTCACAATTAGAGAATGCTGAATCGTTTCAATTGCTTTTGAAAAAGAAACTTTTGCTCGCCTTGGAATCTATCCTCGATCCTCAAACAAATCTTTCCAAGGTTTTTAATATGCTAGGGTTTTCTCAAAATTGGACGCTTTATGAATACTTGCAAAAATTTTATCATCTCTACGGAAGAATTAAGCGCGAACCTTGCGCGGTTCTACACCGTTCTTTTGGAGGAAAGCTCTCTGAATGCCTCTTGGCTTGGGATAAAATTTTGGAAGCTCCTTTGGAAATCGTCTTCCCAGAATACTTTTTGTATTCAGTAGAAGATGGCCAAAAGATTGACCAAATTTGGTATAATAGTTTTCATAACTTTGTTTGTTCATTTTTGAATCATCAATTACCGTTGTCTTTTGCGCTCCCTAGACCTGTATCGCTAGAAGGTTTAGAAATGCGCAATTTGGATATTTATTCTGTAATTTTTTACAACGGTGAAAAAGTCAATCTATTGGAATGGGATGAGGATTATGTAAATCCTTATTTGGATATGTCTATTGTTCCTTACGGAAAGGCTGGAATAGGTAAAATGTGCGAGGCTCCTACTTATTGGAATACAAAGGTTTCCAAGGTGGAACAACTAGACAAACAAGTTGTTGCGATTGTAGACAAGGTCCAACAACTTTTGACAGAAGCGGATGTGGATGATTTTATTCGACAGTTGGAGCTTGGAACTCATAACATTACAGTTTTGGAGGATTGTGAGGAGGAACAAGAAGACGTTCAAGAGGAAGATGAAGTTCGTGATCAAGAAGATCCACTAGAATTTGGATTGGATGACGAGGAGATAGATGTAGAGAATTTTTAAGTGTTTTTGCCAATTGTTGAATTGTATAAATATTATTCCATTGTGAATTTTGTGCAGATGTTACATTCATTTGTTTTAGTAGTTATTGCAATGTGTTTATAATTATCCTTTCCATCAATAATGTTCTCAAATTTAAGTATATTTTTAAAAATTTTTTATTTTTTTAAAAGTAGAACAATGACAACTCCATGTGTCCCAAACGCTTATACAACCATTTGCACTTCAACCATCTACTCCATGATTTCTGGTTTAGAGACATTGAAGCTTCCTGTATACCAGGACATAATTTTAGATAGTAACTCGATTACAGGCAAACCCTCTTTATTCACAATCTTCCCAATTCGTTGGGCTGCAGCTTCCTACATGTTGGTACAATCAGATATTGACGGTAGTTTGAAATTTTGGTCTGTCAATATGACAGAACACAATGTACTTACCGCCAACTACAATACATTCAATGTGATTCCAGGATTGATTGTAAATTATAGAAGTATTGTTATCCTAAAGTACAAGGACAAGAGTTTTCAATTCAAGTTTTCAGTACCATTTATTGATCAGTTAGTAGGAACTAAAAACAAGATTCAAAACATGTTTAATGAAAATATTAAAGCCTATGTATTATACGATAAAATTGTTTTTTGCTTCGTTCAGGTCGAAGGTGACCAATATTATCGTTTTATATATGCTGGAATCTTAGACATGGTTAATGAATACTTGATTGTACAAAATACTACTCATTTTGATTATAACAATGGAACTCTTGTTGGTCTTATTGATAAAAAACCATACATGCTTTACAATCGCTATGGTCTTCAATCAGTGAATCTTTATCCCTTTACAAACTACAGTCCTTTCATTGTAACTGGTAACCAATTGGTAATTGGTGGTCTTAATAATTATTTCCTGGAACCTGAAGATGCTTCTAAACCAAATCAATGGAAAGTGAATTATTCGTTTGAATTACAATATCAAGCTCCTTATCTTCAAACCGATCCTGTTTGGGGATATGTACCATTACAAACTATGATTAATATTTCCAACACTTGTGATTTCCCGGTTCCTTCTACTGGTCCTACTTTTATCATGGCGTTTAATAATATTTATTTACCAACACAAGTCAATTTGGGTAATACTCAATTCTTGAATACCGACAATACCATCATTACCTTCCATTTGCCCATTATTTATACTTCGGATCCTAAAGCCGAGAAATGGGATACTTATCCAATCGGAGGACCACTACCACCACCTGATCCTTGCTGTCCAAATGACTATTTATATTACTTCTTTAATAAGGATAATATTACGATTTATCAACCAACTTTTGAAAACTTTTTACTTGCAAATGCAGGAGGTATATCGATTGAGGATCTTAAATTCTCTGCCATCAGGAATGAGGAGTTCATCAAGGTACAAAATACTAGAATGTTTTGTACAACCAAACAATATGAAATGTATAATCACGAGTATAAAGATGTAAATTATTATTTTATGAATAGTGAGCATATGCATAAAGAAGATCCATCAGTGGCAGTGGCAGTTGCAGATCCAGCTGCAGACCCATCAGTTGCTGTTGCAGTTGCAACTAGCCCCCAAGCAAGAATGCATGAATTAGATTGTAATAAAAATCCACGAAGTTATAGTCAATTAAGAAAGTATTCTAAACCGTGTTATTTTTATAACTGATTTATTTTGGAATGACATTTTTTAAAAAATTTAAATTAAATAAATAGTTTTGTGTTTTGTTTAAAAATGGATTCCAAGATGTTCCAAATATTGGGTATTCACGACTTTCAATACATGCAATATATTCGTTATCATTACGATCATTAAAAAGACTAATAATCTTATAATCCGACTCTTTAAATAATTCAAAATCAGGTTTTATACCTATAGAAAGATCTTGAAAAGTTTGTTTATTACAAATTTGTGATAATATTCCGTATTCACATTGTTTCAAGTTACAATAATAATTTTTAGCATCACAATTTATAAATTTTATCATAGGAAGCTCATTACTAATTAGAAATTCAAAACCAAAACAAATAAAAAATGTAGGAACATTTTTCTCTTGAACTATTGGCAAAAATTTTTTTATAAAATTATTATTTGTTGTTCCTGTTACTATTATAACATCAACAAGATCTATAAAATTATCCAAGTCTGCAAAATTATTTAAAGATAAATATAATTTATTGAATCCAACAATTTCATTCATTTCTTCATTGGCATTATAGTGTGGATCAAATATTATTCCCAGTTTTGGAAAGTTTTTAATTAAAATATCAACCATTAAAAAACTTCCATCAATATTTAGAGGGTAGGGTGAATAATTTGTATTCAAATGATGTTCAAAACCATTACAATTTAATTGTTCCATCATTCGGTTCATTAAGGAATTCTCATCATTTTGTAAAATTTGTTGAAGCTTAATCTTATATGGATAATGATACACTACCCAACCTTCCAATTTTAAATTAGAAATAGGTATATTATCATTAATTAGATTGCAAACATTTTTACTTATATTTATTGGATAGAAAACATTACTCAAAATATCAATAGGCATAAAAATTTTTATTTTATTAAAAAAGTCTATATTAACGTCTAAACAATTGATAACAAAATCAGATATAAAATTAACCGTTCCCCAAATTTCATGTAAAAAAGGTTTAAAAGTTAAAATAGTATTTTTGGAATATAGATATATATTAACATTATAGTTGTTTATGGTCATTAATTTATTTTGATTTCTAATTGTATCTAAATTACATATATATATGTTTTTGCAGTTAATCTTTATTGATGACGATGTATTGTTTTTCGATATTTGAACATAGTTTGTATCATATTTTAATGCATAAACATCATATAAACAAACTTGATTATGATACTCATCTTGATATAAAAAATCTCCAAGCTGAAATTCATCAAAATCTTTGATAAAATGTTCTAATAACGGAATAATAGCATTTTTAATTTTTCTTTTCTTTAAAGTCGTTGAACCAAATAGTCTTAAAATAAAGTAATATAAAGCATAACTTGTATTATGTTTTTCATTTCTGCGTAAATGATAATTTATATATTCTATTTCATTTTGATTGATTCCATTTAATTCAAGAAATGTTTCATAATAAATGTTGCCTAAACTTTTCGTTTGAAATAATTTTATTAAAGTTGACATAAAATTATAGTCATCGAGAACATTAATACCCATCTTTTCAAATAAAATTTTGTATATTTTTTTAAAAATTTCATGATCACGTGTTTCTTTATTGTATTGGACAGAATAATTTATTTCTGGTTCGTTTTTATCAATATTTAGATCCTTTAATAATTGGTAAGTAATTGTTTCGGGTATATCATAATAATTGGATGCTGATGAGCAAATTAAATTATCAAAAATATCACTTACATATACAGTGGTATTGGTAAATTTAAAATCTTTTGTATCATTTGAAACAATTAGAATAGATTCGTTTGGATATTCATTTTGTAATTTATATGCTAAATATTTACCTGTAATACCGGAACCAATAATTATATGATCATAAACTTTATGAAAAATTACTGATGTAGTATCATGTACATTTGCTTGATAGATACACTCTGAATTTTGATATTTCAAAATAGCATTTAATTTATCCTGGTTAAAAATTTGATTATTGATAAATTTACAATTTATTACATAAATTACATCTTGGATGGGGTTAATTCTTTCAATTTGTTCAAATGACATTCGGAATATGAAAGATTCATATCCATGTGAATTTACAAATATTGCATATCTTTCTTCCTCATTAATTCCAATCATTACGATGGCATGATAAAAAACATTTACAAAATTATCAGGAATCGAATCTACATAGTTCCGGAATATTTTTTGTTCTTTAAATCTCCTCATTTCACAAAATAATAAAATACCATTACACAAATACTTCATGCAAGTTTCAACCCAATCTTTCTGTTCTGATATTCTAAATGTTTCATAATTTAAATCCACGGGAAATTTTTTAGCAAATTCGTAACATTCTTCAGAAGGCTTTTGAACCACTTTATCATTGGATAACGACCACATATTTTCTGGACATACACCATATTTTTTAATTGCCTCTAAAGCTTTTACAGCATTACTACCATTATCACTATTAACTGTATTCATTAGCATACGAGTATTATAATAGATATATAATCTACTCAAAGGGTAGTAATAAAGACCTTGTTTTTTTAAATAAAAACCCAATATAGTTGCTAAACTATTACTAGTACAAGATGATGTAGACTCTTGATTATAAATGATATCAATTTCATCGGAATAATCAATTCTCATTTATAAAAAATAAAAGTTTATTTTTTTCATCGTTGATTCCTTGCACAATTTAATATTCCTCACACCATTTATTTTCTTCGCGTATCTGCGCCTCCTCCTCTGGAGTAAAGTCATTCGTTACATCAAAAATTTTGCGAATCTCCTCAGGTGACTTTCCCTTGATTTTGCTCGCCGTGTAGGCACATGTGAGTTCAAGCAACGGCTTGATATCCATAAAATTTGCCCCCAAAATTAATTCAAACATATCTTTATCCGCACCCTCCACAAACTCGGCATACCATTCTTGCACAACCTCTTTCATAATGGTACTTTTCAATGGTTTTTCAATATCTTTCATAGGGTCCGCAACATAATTTTCCATAAATTGTATGATATACTTTATTACTTTTGATGAAACATCAGGTACTGGCACTGGCTCGTCTCCGCTACCTTCAGCAATAAATGGTTTTAAAAGCTCCGAAAGTTCTGCTTGCTGGCGTGTGATTGTAAAGGAATCACCCTCTTTTGACAAAATTGTTACATTAGAATCCTCCATTTTTGTTTTTTTAATCAAAGAATTTTGATGACAAAATCATTTTTTAATTTTACAAGACGAAATTAAAAATTGATATACTCGTCACAAAAATTTTTAAACATGGTAAAAATGAACACCAAAGAACTTGCTACCATTAAATTTAATCTTCTCGATACATCGTTTATTTTGATTGTACCGATTGCTATCATCCTCTACCAAATTGGATCGTTTTTCAAATTTTTCTAAACTAAGTTTGATGCTGTTGCTGTTGCTTTTGTAAAGATTTTCTTTTAATTTGCTTTAATTGTTGTGCTTTGGCAGGGTTTGTGCGTTGTAATTGTTGAATCGTTTGAAAATTTTGAACAACTCCCGTACCAGTTCTTGTACGACCAGTTGCGGCAAGCATACTCTGAACCGTCGATCGATTATAAATGACACCATCGGATG